TGGGCGCCGTGCTCTGATAATAATTGATCCAGCGGCCTTCCAGCGCGTTCAGACAGATGAACGTACGGTAGCTGACATCTACAAGAACGAAGGGTTTACTATAAAACCTGCTAGAACAAATTCTGTAGCCGCTAGAATTTCGGCAGTAGATAAATACTTGACTCGGGTAGTCGATGGCAAGTATAGTTTTCTTGCGTGCCCCACGCATGCGACAAATTTGGTGCAAGCCCTTGCGGGTAAGTACCGTTACAAAATTAATACTAAGGGAGTAAGAGATGAAAAACCTGAAAAGTCCCACCCTTGGTCTGACATTGCTGATGCGTTCCAGTATTTGTGTTTACATGCTGATGGCGGAGAAGTATTTGGGGCGATGAATTTTAGTAACCAGCGGAAAGATGTTGTTCGGGTATCTTCTGGTGGTTGGACATAATCTGTTGACGCGTTAACAGTTTAATGGTATTGAAAATATATGACGCTTGGCCCAGCTATAATTCCTGTTGCCCGTGCTAGTGATTTAGAAGCGGCAGCAAAACGCGAGTCGGAAGGCACGCAGAATAGTCCTCTCGTTCAGGGTTTGGCTGCGCATACCCGACGCCGTTGGGAAATTATGCGTGATCATTTTAGAGATGAACTTGAAAATAGACTTGTTGCGTGCGTTCGTGCACGAAATATGGAGTACGAACCTTCTAAGCTCGCAGAGATAAAAGAACAGGGCGGTTCTGAAATTTTTATGGGTATCGTAAGCTCGAAGTGCCGAACGGCAACTGCTTGGCTGCGAGATACTCTTTTAGGGCAAGGAGAAGATAAACCTTGGTCGCTGTCTGCTACTCCTATTCCCGAAGTACCCCCAGATGTTGCTCAGGCAATGCAGAATATTATGCGTGAGAATCTTGCTCAATATTATGCAGGAGGAGGCGAGCCTCCAACTCAGGATGAACTTAAGCAGTTAGCTAGTGGTATGAAAGACACAGCCATGCGATCTATGAAGTTTGAAGCAGAGAAACGTGTCGACCGTATGGAAACAAAAATGGAAGACCAGATGACAGAGGGCGGTTATACCAAAGCTCTGTTTGAATTTACTAATGATATAGCTACGTTCCCTTATGCGATAATGAAGGGGCCTATTCCCCGTAAACGTAAAACCATGAAATATATGGAAGGCGGTCTTGGTGTAGTTGAAATTTTTCGCGACGAATGGGAGCGTGTTGACCCGTTTAAATTCTACTGGGCACCGTGGGGCGACGACATTCAAAATATGCCTATTATAGAAGTACATCATCTTACCCGCGAAGATGTAGAAAATATGCTTGGTGTAGATGGATATAATGAAGCATCTGTACGTTCGTTGCTTATTGATTTTGGATCTGGTGGCATGAGTTGGCTTGACCAAGACAATAACGAGCATAATGATGTAACCAGTATTGATATGGATGAGGCAAGCTCCGACGTTATTGCTGCGATACAGTTATGGGATACGATCCCAGGAAGTTTATTACTAGAGTGGGGATTATCAGAAGAAGAAATTCCTGACCCACAGAAATCTTACCCTTGTGAAGTATGGATGGTTAATAATACAGTTATCCGTGCAGTTCTTAATTATGACCCTTTAGGTCGTAAACCTTACTACGTTACTTCATTCGAAAAAGTGCCAGGTCGTCTTGATGGTAACGGAGTCTCCGATCTTTGTATGGACGCCCAGAATATGTGCAACGCTGCTGCTCGAGCGCTTGCTAATAATATGGGTATCTCTTCTGGCCCACAGGTCGGTGTAAATATCAGCCGTCTCCCTGCGGGCGAGGATATCACACAGATGTATCCTTGGAAAATCTGGCAGTTCCAGCAATCTGATTATAATGATTCCTCGCCCCCCATGACATTTTTTCAGCCAAATTCTAACGCAGCCGAGCTTATGGGTGTGTTCGATAAGTTTATGGTTTTAGCTGATGAGGTGTCAGGAATACCTAAATATATGACTGGTGCGCATGTTCCAGGCGCTGGTAGAACGTCATCTGGACTATCTATGTTAATGAGTAACGCAGGAAAATCTATCAAGCAGGTTATAAGTAATATTGATTTCGACGTTATTCGCCCAATGCTCGAACGACAGTACCAGCGAAATCTAAGGTACGCGGATGATCCAGATTTAATAGGCGACGTGCAGATTCTAGCGCGAGGAGCGATGTCTCTTGTCGTTAAAGAAGCTGAATCAGTACGTAAGAGTGAGTTTCTCCGTATGGTACTGGAAAGCCCAGTTGCTCAACAGATTGTCGGGCTTCCTGGCACAGCAGAGCTTATGAGAGATATGGCAGGCAATTTAAATACTAATGTTGATCGTCTTGTTCCTTCCAGAGAAGATGTACAAAAACAACAGGAAATGGTACAACAGCAACAGATGATGATGCAACAGTTACAAGCTGAGCAAGAAGCTGCGAATTTACAGGAAGATGGTACGCCCCAAGGTGGCAGGCAGTCTAATACGATGAGCCCAAGACCAAATGGGCAATAGACTGATTGAGCAATGGCTCAGGTTAACTTTCAATCAATAGCGTTGGGGGTTTACCTCTTTATATGTTTATTTGATTTTGTACTTGTTCCTGTATGGTACGGCTTTAACAGACCAGAAATAGCAGGTTTTATACATACGATTAACTCAATGGAAAATACTCAACTCCAGATGGAGTTAATGAGAAAAATGACAGACCATCATAGTCCGTATACTTTAATGGGGGGAGGCTTATTTCATTTATCTTTTGGAGCCATCCTTACAGGCAGTGTTTTAAATAAAAAGAAAAAGGAAGACTGATAAACTGACAATCTGTTGACACGTTAACATATTTTGAGTATTATTCGTATATGATTGACTTGAATCTTTGTGACCAGCAGCAAATTAGCTCGCTGCTAAAAATTAAAGAAACGGGCAATGATGCCTTTGTAGCTTTGCTAGAAGGGCAAATTGATAAGGCCGTTTCGCGGTTAGTACAAGCAGATGACATGGCTATGATCCACCGTCTGCAGGGTCGCTGCGAAGCATTTAAAGATCTACTAAAGGCGATTGAAGATGCGTCTAAAGTAGTTAACCGCTCGTAAGAGCACGACGAAGCAGACCAAAGACGGGAGCAGCTTACCCACGGGGCGCTGTAAAACAGAGTTGGAGCTTTAAGGAGAAAAAATATGGCGTTACCGAGACAGGTACAGAAACAATTAAAGGACGTTGAAGAGCTAGAAAAAGCGTTACAAGCCCATTCCGACCAAACACCAACTGAAGTTGTAGAAGCAACTGAAGAAACTGATGTTAAAGACACTAAGACTAAAAAGTCTAAAGTCGAAAAGGTCGACACGGATACTAAAACGAAAGAATCTGCTGATACTGAATTAAAAGCTGATCCTGTAGAAGTAAAGCCAGCTGACACGTCACCGACGGACGTAGAGGACGAGTTTAAGCAGAAGTACAATACCTTAAGGGGTAAGTACGACGCTGAAGTTCCCAGGCTGCACCACCAAGTTAAGCAGCTAACTGACGAACTAAGCGCATTTCGGAAGGAAATGACTGCAAAAAACGAAGCGCCGACAAAGCCGAAGGAGAAAGTTAGTTTAGTGACCGACGCAGATCGAGAAGAGTTTGGAGAAGATCTGCTCAACGTTCAACGAAAAGTTGCGAAAGAAGTTTCTCAGGAATATGAGGAGCGTTTTGAACAACAGGAAAAAGTTATCAAGTCTCTGCAAGAAAAAATTGCAGGAACTGATAAACAAGTTGGCGAAGTTGGGTTTAGTCAGAAATTAATAAATTTAGTTCCTGATTTTGCTCAAGTAGACAACGACGAACGTTGGGTAGCGTGGCTAAATGAACATGATCCCATGTTACGAGCCCCGCGAAGAGTTCAGGCCCAGGCGGCATTCGACGCAGGTGACGCAGAAGCTATAGCAGACTATATAAAGCTGTGGAAACAAACGTTATCTGAAACATCGAGTGAAGCTGGAAAGCCAGTTCGACAAACAGAACTTGAGAAACAGGTCGCGCCAAATCGGAGTGCGAACTCTGTGAAGACGCCGACAAGCCAAAATGGCAAGTATTATTCTCCTAAAGATATGGATAATGCTTGGGTAAAGGTGCGAACGCTAAACACACGAGGGAAGTACGATGATGCGGCAAAACTTGAAGCAGAATTGACCGCTGCATATATGGAGAACCGTGTTAGAGCCTAACGGCATGATACGCTAACTGTTGAGCAGCTGTCCTAACCAACTAAAGTAAGGAGGCCAAAATGGCTGCTGTATTCCCCGTCGTAGGCTCCGGCTCATTCGACACAAATCCGTCCTATTCAGGGACATTTATTCCACAGTTGTGGAGTAACAAACTAAACGCAAAATTTTATGCGAACACCATGATGACTGAAATCGCTAACACTTCTTGGGAAGGCGAAATCAAAAATCAAGGCGATACTATAACCATCCGTACTGCTCCATCAATCACTATTAATGATTACGCAGGTGCGGGTACAACTTTAACAAACGAAGTTCCAGTACCAGTCACTGTTGATATGCAAATCGACAAAGGTAAGTATTTCAGCGTTCAGGTTAACGACGTGCTAGCGCACCAAGCTGACATGGATCTGATGAACATGTTTACCGACGATGCTGCAAAGCAGTTGAAGATTGCGATTGAAAACGAAGTTTTCTTTCAATATTTTGTAACT